CCTCTACATCAATCGTGTCGCCATCTACAACATTTATCACCTTTGCTTGATACTCAAACATTTTGTTGCCTTCCTTCGTTGTTGCGAAACTTTGCACGAATCGAGCACTGATTACATCGCCAGCGCCAGGAACTAATGCCAGATTGTGTTTTAACTTTGCCCATCTGTTCTGGCGGGTAGTACTTGCAGCAACTCGGGCATCGGATTTCTTTATCAGTCATATCGTCACCTTGGCAACCCGTGACAAAACGTCACGGAATCGTTTAAACGGGCTTGGCTGCGTTTTTTCTGCCTTGGGTATATGGTGATATGCCTCAGGGCTTAAACTCACGATGGCGGCCCGATTTGCCGCGTTTGCGGGCATTTGGGCGAGGATGATCCGCTGCATAACCGCATCTTCAGGGCTGATTCCGCGTTTTTCGCCGGTGTAAGCGCATCCGATGATGATTTTTCCGGTGTTGATGCCGTTCATGCTGTCACCTCGCTGTCTGCGTAACCGTGAGCCTTCCGCGCTTCCTTGGCGAACTCTGCCGAAACTGCCGGGTGCTTCTCCGGGTTGGCCAGGATGCGCTGCCACCAGTCCGTGAATTTTGCGCCGCTCCCGATCTTCACTGCCTGCGCCGCGGCTTGGATCCGTTCGCGGTTGTCGTTGCGATCATCGTTGCTTGGCGTGTGCGCCAGCTGCTGCACGCTTTTCCGCGGGGCGGTTTTGCAAATCCCGAGGAACTGCACGAGATTCGGCGCACGCTCCGGCAGATTGCGCACGTCCAACGCAAACGCGATCGCCTCCGGGGTGTCAGCGTAACCGCCAAGCTCGTCGGACCAGGTTGCCTTTGCTGCCTGGATGCCTTCGTCACGCCCACCGACTACCCGCGAAAACTTGCCGGCAAACTCGCCGCCATACACCCCGTCAAGCCTACTGAAAATCCGATCCACCCAAGCGGGCGGCAACATCTGCTTTGACTTCATGACACTCCCCTATCACGTCGAAAAAACTACCGTTTTTTTGCCCGTAGCCAAGCGCCCGGGCGGTTGCCTCTGCGTTGATCTGGTGCTGCGTCCTGCGTGGTGCTGCTGGTGCTGCGTGCTGCGTTAGCCAGTCGGCTTTGAATCCTGTCCAGCCCCTAGCGGTTGATTCAACCAGTGCCTGCTCAAGCGTCCAGCCGGCTTTCACAGCTTCCCCTGCGATCTGGTCAATGGCTGTTTGCGTAACCGGGGCGCGCTTGGCTTTTCGGAGTTGCATCCAATCGGCCCACGTCGTTTCGGAAACGCCTTCCGGGATTACGACGTCGCGCTTTAGCGCGGCAGGTTTTTCTTTTTGATTTATTTTTTCTTTGCTTTGGTTATTGGTTACTGGTTCATGGTTAGGGTTACCTTTGGGTTTCGTGTGGGTTTCCACTGGCAACCCACTGGAAACCCACTGGGTTTTTTTTGGCCTTCCTCCGGCCTTGCCGTTTTGCCTGTTTCTGTCACAAATCGCTTTGTAATCAGCAATTTCCGCGTCACACCGCTTGTGACTCCACAGGTTTCCGTCCTGGACAAAGAAAACCTCCAAAATCAGCGCCACGGCTTCAGGG